CAGTACGATGAGTTGGCGAAGTACATGAACGCTTACGCCAACAAGATGGTGATGAAGCGCGAGGTGATCGCTGACGCAGGCATTTGGACTGCCAAGAAGCGGTATATTCTGAATGTGCATGACTCCGAGGGTGTGCGATACACAGAGCCTGCTCTCAAGATCATGGGTATCGAAACTACTCGCTCATCCACCCCACAGGTGGTGCGTGATGCCCTGACCAAAGCCATCAATCTGATTCTGACCACGGATCAAGAAACGGTGATTCAGCATATTGAATCGTTCCGCGCAGAGTTTAACGGAATGCCCCCGCACATAATCGCTTTTCCTCGCGGTGTCAGAGGCCTTGACAAGTATTCTGATTCGGCATCGGTGTACAAAAAGTCCACTCCGTTGCAAGTACGGGCATCGTTGGTGTGGAACCATGCGCTGAAGCAGCGCAAACTTACCCGCAAGTACAAACAGATTTCTAATCACGACAAGATCAAGTACATTCATCTGCGTGTGCCAAATTCACTCGGTGAAAATGTGATAGCATTCCCCGATTATCTTCCCAAAGAACTTGACCTTGAACGATTCATCGACTACGATATGCAGTTCGACAAGGCGTTCTTGGAACCGCTGAAAACCATCTTGGAAACGGTGGGCTGGAGTCACGAACGCAGAACAACATTGGAGACTTTATTCGGATGAGCAACTTCACTATTATCAACGGTAACTGCCTGAATGAGATGCGTAAACTTCCCGCGAACAGCGTGGATGCTATTGTGTGTGATCCCCCGTATGGCTTAGAGTTCATGGGCAGCGAATGGGACCGTGGTGTGCCCGGCAAAGACTTTTGGGTTGAAGCACTCAGAGTCGCCAAGCCAGGAGCATATCTGCTTGCATTCAGCGGAACTCGTACATACCATCGACTCGCTGCTGCCATTGAAGATGCGGGATGGGAAGTACGCGATATCGTTACATGGGTCAGTAGCAAGACCTTTCCCAAATCTCTTGATGTCAGCAAAGCAATTGATAAAGCAGCAGGAGCCGAACGAGAAGTTGTCGGATACTGCCGTGGAGTCACCGTAGAAGATAATCAAGGATACGGTGGATTTGCCCGTGGTGGTGTGGGAATCACGCAGAAAGGTGCTGAGATTCCTGTTACCAAGGCAGCAACTGATGCTGCAAAACAATGGGAAGGTTGGGGAACTGCGCTGAAGCCATCATGCGAACCCATTTGCATGGCGCGAAAGCCATTGGAAGGAACAGTAATAGAGAATGTACAGAAGTACGGTACAGGAGGTATCAACATTGATGGATGCCGCGTTCCGATGGGTGACGAGTACGATCCCACAAAGATACAGCGCCAGCAAAACAGCGAAGGTTCTGTGAAGGGAGCATTCGGTGCTGCCGCGCTGATTGGTAAAGAGATTCCCACATACAAGCCAGGTGGACGATGGCCTGCAAATCTAGTTCACGATGGAAGTGCTGAAGTGATTTCTGAATTTCCTACAGACAAGCCAGGTAAGATGGTGCGTAACCGAACAGCAGGTGCCAGGATGTTCAACAATAATGGAGAAGACACAGGATACGAAACCGTGGAAGCATTAGATGATCCAGGCGGATCTCTTGCGCGTTTCTTCTATTGTGCCAAGATTTCAAAAGCAGATCGTGGAGAAGGTAACGATCATCCAACTGTAAAGCCAACGGCGCTCATGCAATATCTTGTACGACTAGTGTGTGCCAAGGGAGGAACCGTTCTTGATCCATTCATGGGTAGCGGTTCCACAGGCAAGGGTGCTTTGTTGGAAGGATGCAAGTTTATTGGTATTGACTTGAATGCAGACTACTGTAAGATTGCAGACAGAAGGCTCACGGAAGTTACGGAGTCGATGTCTGTTTCGTTGGAGAATCTAATGTAATGATGCCAAATCTTGACTCAAACTTTGAGTGGGCAACAGATTGGAAAAGCAATCCTACCCGCTGCGTTCATTTAACACAGAACGCATACGACTTTGTTCTACATACATTGGAGAGTGCATCGGTAGCAAATCAAGCATTGGTGAAAAAACTCTTGAACTCCAAGACATCAAACCTTGATCGCTTTAACGAAGCAGTTGAAAACGGTATACGACTTAAACTTAGTATTCAAGAACTCAAACGGACAGGAGAAACAGCATGAGTGACTTTTTGCGTGGTATGGTGAAGATTTCGGGTAACGAACTAGCAAACACTCTTGACGATGGACTCAGCGGAGAGATCAGCGGATTTATTGATACAGGATCATATGCATTCAATGCTTTGTTGAGTGGTAGTCTGCATGGGGGTATTGCCGATAACAAAATCATCGCTCTTGCTGGCGAATCTGCCACAGGCAAGACTTTCTTTACCCTGAGTATTGTTTCCAAGTTCTTGGCAGACAATCCTGATGGTGTTGCTCTGTACTTTGATTCAGAGCAAGCAGTCACCACAGAGATGTTCAAATCCCGCGGCATTGATATGAAACGAGTTGCTGTGTTTCCTGTTGGTACGGTGGAAGAGTTCCGTCATCAGGCCATTCAGATTGTAGACAACTATCGCGCTCTACCCAAAGACAAGCAGAAGCCAATGATGATGGTGCTTGACTCGCTTGGAATGCTTTCCACCAAGAAAGAAGTGGAAGATACTGCGTCAGGCAAAGATGTGCGAGACATGACTCGCGCACAGGTTGTGAAGGCAACATTCAGAACTTTGACTTTGAAGTTGGGAGCCGCAGGTATTCCTCTGATTATGACCAACCACACCTATGATGTTGTTGGTGCGTATATCCCTACAAAGGAAATGGGCGGAGGAAGTGGATTGAAATACGCTGCATCTACCATTGTGTATCTCAGCAAGAAAAAGGTGAAGGATGCCGACAATATGGTGATTGGCAATATCATTCATTGCAAACTGTACAAATCTCGTTTGACCAAAGAGAATTCTAAGGTTGATGTGCTTGTGACCTACGATAGTGGATTGAATCCATATTACGGTCTGCTAGATTTGGCTTTGGAGTTTGGAATTTTCAAGAAGGTTTCCACGCGCATTGAGTTGCCTGACGGAAGCAAAGCCTTTGAGAAGAATATCAATGAGAATCCTGAGAAGTATTTCACGAAAGAGGTAATGAATGATTTGGAAAAAATGGTGGCGTTACATTTCAAGTACGGTTCTTCTGTGGAAAGGGATGCTGATGATGGAGAAACCTCTCCCCGGCTTCTTTCCGAATCAGGAGAAGCCGAAAACAGTAACTAATCCTCACCTAAAGACGAGTCAATCTGAGATTCTCCGTGAAGTAAACGGAAAACAGTACTCCATCCTGCTAAACAGGATGGCGCCATTTACTCCGATCCGTCTTGAAAATGGTGAGTGGGAAGGTGTCGTCTATCACTACGGGCGCACAAGGCTTTTGGAAGAAGATGATCGCGTTCGTGTAAGTTTTGAGTACTATGTCATTGAAAACCCAGGCGCACTAAAGACCGCTGACGCACAGCGATTCTTGCAGTATATTGGTGATATACTTGTAGACATCATGGACTATAACTTGAATCGCGGTGTAGATTCTATTCCAATCATGTCACAGAATGAGTTAGGATACATTGCAAACTGAGAAGATCATATTAGGTGCATTGGCCAAGAAAGAAGAGTTTGTTCGCGCTGTTCTTCCTTTCATGCGAGAGGAATACTTCAGTACCAAGCCAGAGCAAATTGTCTATCGTTGCATCAAGAACTTTGTAGACACATACAATGCTCAACCAACCAAAGAAGCATTGGTAATTTGCTTGGATAGTTCGCGTCTAAACGGCGACGAACACAAGCAATGTGTTGCGCTCATCAACGAAGTGTTTGGGTTGGACGAAAACACCGATCTGTTGTGGTTGATTGATACTGCCGAGAAGTTCTGCAAAGATAAGGCGGTGTACAACGCCGTGCTTACATCCATTCAGATTCTAGATGGCAAAGATAAGAACTTTACCAAGAATGCCATCCCGCAGTTGCTATCTGATGCGCTTTCTGTGTCATTTGACACAGCCATTGGGCACGACTACATGAGCGACACCGACAAGCGGTATGAATTCTATCATCGGATTGAAGAGAAGATGCCATTCGACTTGGAGTTCTTCAACAAGATCACGAAGGGCGGAGTACCGCGCAAAACTTTGAACATTGTTATGGCAGGAACAGGTGTAGGCAAGTCCATGTTCATGTGTCATCATGCTGCTGCGTGTCTTACAGCAAACAAGAATGTGCTGTATATCACTTGCGAAATGGCAGAGGAGCGCATTGCAGAACGCATAGACGCCAACCTGATGGATACTGCGCTTGATGAACTGAAAGAATTGCCGAAAGAAATTTACGAGAAGCGTTTAGCCAGAGCAGTTGGATCGGTGCGTGGAAACCTGATTATCAAGGAGTATCCCACCGCAAGCGCAACTGTTGCACACTTTCGTCATCTGCTGCACGAACTAAAGATCAAGAAGAAGTTTGTGCCTGATATCATCTTTGTGGATTACCTGAACATTTGTGCCAGTTCTCGTGTCAAGATGAACTCAAATATGAACACCTATGTGTACATCAAGGCGATTGCAGAAGAGTTGCGCGGGCTTGCGGTTGAAAATAATGTTCCCATATTTTCGGCAACACAGACCAATCGTGGTGGATTTAACAACAGCGATGTCGGATTAGAAAACACATCAGAATCATTCGGTTTGCCAGCGACTGCCGACTTTATGTTTGCGGTAATTCGTACTGAACAATTAGACACATTGAATCAGGTACTGGTCAAGCAACTCAAGAACCGATACGGAGATGAAAACACCAACAAAAAGTTTGTGATGGGGGTGGATCGCAGTAAAATGAAGTTCTACGATGTGGAGCAGTTTGCACAAGACTCATTGGTTGATACTGGGCAGGGCTCTGACGATGACGATGAACCTAAAGGATGTGGTTCTACCTACGATGGCAAGAAGAATGGTCATAAATTCAAGGGTAAAAAGTTTGAGCAATGGAAGATTTGAATGGGTTCGTGGTGGCGGAAACGCTGTCAACCAAGCCTTTTGAGCATCTCACATGAGTTTCGTAGATAAAAAGTACATCGGATACATCTCCAGTTCGCTTGAACGCTTTGCATGGAAAAAAGAAACGCTGGCGAATTGTCGGTGTCCGTTTTGCGGAGACTCTGGCAAGAACAAGTCCAAGGCGCGTGGATACTTTTTCCCATTCAAAAACCGATGGGTGTATAAATGCCACAACTGTGGTGTGTCGTGCGGAGTACATACAATTTTGAAACAGGTTGCTCCCTCGCTGGCGAGAGAGTATGCATTAGAGTCATTCAAAGAACGAGGAGGACAACCAAATGAACAACCACCAACCACTGTTCCCAAGACACAAACTCCCAAGAAACGAAAGGTAAACCCGTTGGAGGGATTGCCGCGCCTTGTGGAGTTAAATGATCAGCATGAAGCAGTACATTATATTTTGGGCAGAGGACTTCCTGAGTCATGTCTTGCCGAACTCATGTATGCCCATGACTTCACTAAAGTCGGTAAGAAGATTGACCCCGAGTATTTCCCAAACACCCGCAAAGAAGATCCTCGCATTGTTATCCCGTTCTTTGACCGTAGTGGTAATTTCATTGGAGTTCAAGGCAGAACCATGAACCCACGGGAATCTCTGCGATACATTACGCTGAAGCCAAAGGGGCAAGAAAAACTATGGTATGGATTATGGAAGGTGGACGCAATGCAGCGCGTGTATGTTGTTGAAGGCCCGCTCGACAGCATGATTCTTCCCAATGCTATTGCTATGGTTGGTGCAAATGCGAGTGACGATTTGCCAGACTTCCTTGCCCACAGCGATTTGGTGTTTGTGCTTGACAATGAACCACGCAACAAACAGATTGTGGATTACAACGAAGAACTGATTGAGTCGGGTAAACAGGTGTGCATCTGGCCTGATGGAATCGCAGAAAAAGACATCAATGAAATGTTGGGAACTTACTCTGTGGAGAGTATTCGCCAGACGATTGACGATCATACATACAGAGGTCTTTCGGCACTAGTAAACCTTAAGAGATGGAGGCGGATATGACCGAAGAAAATGATAACGATGATATCTTCCAAGATGGAAATGATCTTCCTCCTGAAACACAAGGTGCATTAGCGTGGGCAATGTTGCAGTTCAACTGCAAATTCTCTGAGTATATTAAGGAAATGAATCCTGAGTTGTGGAAGAAAGCGGTGGATTATGCTGTGACTTTTACTGATGTTAATGGTATAACTTTTGAGTATATGAAAACAGCAGAAGGTGAAGATGTAATCGCTAATGTAGAATATCTTGAAGTGGATGAAGACGAAGAAGACGAAGAATATGAAGAAAATGAAGAAAGTGATAATGATGAGTGGAAAGACAACAAAGACAAAAAAGACGACTCCAACTGATGCAGTATCTGTGTTAGATCACGGATTCGTACATCTTGTGGATTATATGGGTTCTGATCTAACGGTTGTGAACTCTGCTAGAGTTTCGTTCAGAAAAGAAAGTGAATGGGACGATATTGACCACGATGGAAATGGTATTCTTGCAGAGCGAGATGAAAAACTAATCTCGTATCTTGCCAAACATAACCATTGGACACCATTCGCTCATCCGCAGATTACTTTGCGAATCAAAGCGCCAATATCAATCAGAACTCAATTTTTCAAGCACAAGCAAGGTTTTGTGGAGAACGAAATCTCTAGACGCTATGTGCAAGACTCCCCGCAGATTTATCTTCCAAAGTGGAGAGGTAAACCAAGTGGTGGTGCTAAACAAGGCAGCGAAGACTTCTTACAAGGGCACACTCTATTGGATCAGGTGTATCATCACCTAATGGATGATGCGCTAGATGCGTATAAACTTCTGCTTGACGAAGGAGTTGCACCTGAGCAAGCACGATTTGTTCTACCACAAGGAACTTACACCGAGTGGT